GCAAGGTAAATATCAAAGCTGATGCGAGTGGGAGTTCGGAGTCGGCCCTTGCTCTTGTTTCGACTTTAGCCTCAGCCGCAGATGGCCCGATTTTAGATTTAAATAGGCAAACCGCCTCTCCTGCGGATAATGACAACACGGGTCTTATAAGATTCAAGTCTACTAATAGTGCAGCAGAAACCGTTGCCTATGCAGAAATAGATACCTTCACTCAAGATGTGACTGATGGAACTGAAGACGGAATGATCCGCATCAGGACAATTTTGAATGGAACTCTTAGATCAAGGATTGAATTTGATCAAACAGAAACGGTAATTAACGAGGACAGCGTAGACGTAGACTTTCGGGTTGAAAGTAACGGAAGCACCAAAAAGTTTTTTGTCGATGGCGGTGAAAATGTCGTTTGCATAAATACGGACTCTCCAAGAGGCATCGCTTCGACCACTAGCCGACAATTCCAAATGGAAGGTACGAGTGGGACTTCCTCCAGTTTTTCAATCACAAGAAACCAAGGTAGCAGTGGTGGCCCCGGTATATTTTTTGGTAAGACCAGAGGCTCTGCCTTTGGAGACAACACGATTGTACAAGATGGAGACATTTTAGGCAGTATAGGGTTTGCAGCGGCAGATGGCACAGATGTGGCGCATCAAGCAGCATCCATTGCCGCAGAGGTAGATGGCACTCCCGGAGCAAACGATGTTCCCGGAAGAATCGTTTTCAAAACAACCCCAGACGGCTCCACCACCCTGAACGAGAGAATGAGGATAAACGCGCAAGGCGATCTACTTTTCAACACTACTGTAGATTACGGAGGCACGATCAATATTGCGAGAGGCACTAACGACGAGGTTGCTTACTTTGTAAGTACAGACGCAGACTCAAGCACAGGGCCAGTCGTTACACTTCTCAGAGCCTCTGCATCTCCTGCCGATAATGATGTTGCTGGGCGTTTGAGCTTTAGTGCCTATAACAGTGCTGGAGCAGACACTCGATTTGGCAAGATACAACTTGTTTTGACAGATGTGACCGATGGTACAGAAGACGGTCGGTTGGAATTTGAAGTAATCGAGGATGGCGCTGAAAGAAGCGGCATGACATTAGGTGCTTCTGGAGCAGTTTTCAATGAGGATTCTAGGGGCGAATTTGATTTCCGGGTTGAGTCAAACGCTAACACACACATGCTGTTTGTTGATAGTGGTACAAATACTGTCAGAATTGGTTCTGTCACCCAAATCAGCACATCGACAACGACTTTGCAAGTTACCGCCGATTCTGGAGAACGTGCTGCGGATGTATACAGACCGACTAGCACAGGCACTGGGGTAATTTTTGCAGCTTTTTCTGATGTTGGAGGAACTGCTACAAAAGTATTTGAGGTTGAAGCAAACGGCGATGTTGAGAATGCCACGGGCAGCTACAGCACAATTTCAGATCAAAGACTAAAGCAGGATATTGTTGACGCAAATAGTCAGTGGAATGACATCAAAGCCTTACAGATTCGCAATTTTAAATTTATCAACGACGTTAATCAAAATGGTGAAGATGCTTTGACGCATATTGGCGTGGTAGCGCAAGAGGTTGAATCTGCTGGTATGACAGGTTTAGTTAAAACAAGAAATGATGAAGACACAGGCGAGGAAATAAAATCAGTTAAGTCTTCTGTTATCTATATGAAAGCGGTGAAAGCTCTACAAGAAGCAATAACCCGAATTGAAACATTAGAAGCTGAAGTAACAGCGTTGAAAGGAGGTGGCTAATGGCTGCAACTTTTACTTGGGATATTCCGCAGGTAGACCGGCAAGTCTCCTCTGGGCTAATCACCAACATTCACTGGCGGCTTTCAGCCGTCGAAACGATTAGCGGCACTGAGTACAAAGCAGAGTGCTATGGCGCAAAAGGCGTGTCCGGTGATCCAAGTTCTTCAGATTTTATCGCTTATGATGACGTGACCAAAGAAAACGCGATTGCGTGGGTTAAAGCTGCGCTAGATGCTGATGAAGATGAAGATTCAGCCGCCGACAAAGAAGCTGGCTTACAAGGCCAGATTAATAAAAAAGCAACCCCAGTAGATGCATCAGGAGTGCCGTGGTAATGGAAACAAAATATATTCAACTTCACGATCTAGCTAACGTGCTGAATCTTATCGACGCGGCTGCCAAAAACGGCATGGTTGCTGGCGAAACGATGAGTCAGATGGGAGCGATGCGTGATCGCTTCATGGCGGAATTGAAAGAGCAAGCACCTGCACAAGACAACGTGGCTACCATTGACGAAGAGCCTGTTGTTTCCGCGCAACTCCAGTAGCGACTATGGATGTAGGTTCGGTATCCGAATCTGCTCAAATTAGTTGGAAGCAGGTTGCGGTTCAGAAGCAAGAGCGCCTGCGTACAGGTGCCGAGGGCGAGACTGTCCGAGAGATGGTCGAAACTGTCATGCCTGTTCTCTATACCAAGGAGGGCACTAAGGTCGAGGCGCAACCGTTAGCATCGACACAACGTGTAAATATAAGCGTATAAACCATGATTATTGAATCTGTTGCAGCCGCTGGCATGCTTCTCCAGCAGATCAATTCCGTGATCCAGCAGGTAAATGAAGGCAGAGCAAACGTCCAACAGGCAATGGCGTTGGTGTCTGATTTTGGAGAAGCTCTTAACAACTTCGAGGTGGAGCGCAAGAGTTCTACCTTCAAGGCTCTTTCAAAGAACGACATCCTCAAGCTGCAAATGCTTCGCAGGAACCAGGAAAGATACCAAAAAGATTTGAGGGATTTGCTCCTGGTCGCAGACCCCAAGCTGCTAGAAGATTATGACGCTGCAATCAGACAGCAGGAGCAAGATAGGAGGGCACACGCAAGGATGATGGCGAAAAGAAAACGCGATAGAGAAAGGCTCATTCAACAGCTTCTCGTTGGTGGAACGACCCTGATCATCGGTGGCGGTATCGCAATCTTAATTTTTGTGTTGATCCTCAAAGCCTTCGGATGATTATGGCGTTTCTGCTTGTCATGGTGGTAGAAGGCGAGCAAGTCGCAGGCAGATTTCACTTTCGCAACATTCACAGGTGCAATCAGTTCGCTTTTTGGCTCGAACAAGGGTCTATCAAGCCCATAGAGGGTAGGCGTATCAACACCCAAGAGAATATTACAGCCTACTGCATCCCTGTTAAAGTGCCGGCAAACACACCATTTTATGACTGATATGGCAGCAAAGAAACTAGAGCCTGGATCAGATTACAATCAGTATGACACTGATGGTGATGGCGTTGTTACCGATGATGAGCTAGAGACTAGCAAAGAACTTCAAGAGCTAAAAATCAGCAATGAAAGGGCGCAGGCTCAGCGCAGTATGAGTTGGTTTGCTTTGTGGGGAATGCTCTTGTACCCATCGTTAGTGGTGGTAAGCAGTTGGGCTGGTCTAGTACAGGCAGCAAGTATTCTAGGTGATATGGCTAGTGTCTATTTTGTGTCAGTCGCAGGTATATTAGCAGCGTTCTTTGGGGCGCAAGCATGGTCAAACAGAGGAAACGGTAGATGAGTTTAGTCGGACAGCTAATCGGCCCAGTCACGGGTTTGCTGGATAAGTTCATTCCTGACGCTGACACTAAGAATAAGCTGGCCCACGAAATTGCCACCATGTCCGAAAAGCATGGTCAGCAGATCGCGCTAGAGCAGATCGAGGTTTTGAAGCTTGATGCTAAAGGCAACTGGTTCCAGTCGAGTTGGCGTCCTCTAGCCGGTTACACCTGTGTGCTGGGGCTTATGGTCAACTTTCTAGTTGCTCCGATTGCAGCGGGGTTTGGCGTTGTTATCCCTCAAGCGGATGCTGGTGTGATGATGCCTTTACTTCTTGGCATGTTGGGTCTCGGCGGTGCCAGATCCTACGAAAGGGTCAAGGGTGTTGGTAAGTAATGAGTAAGCTAGTTGAAATGATCAAGCGCCACGAGGGTGTGAAGTCAAAGGTTTACCTGTGTAGTGCTGGCTACGAAACCATAGGTGTTGGCAGAAATATCTCAGAGTCTGGCCTTGGATTGTCTGATGACGAGATAGATTATCTTCTTGAAAACGATATCAAGCGAGTGCGAGAGGAACTTCAAGAAACATATTTTTGGTTCGGTGGACTAAATGAGGCTAGGCGCGATGCGATGGTCGATATTTGTTTTAATCTTGGTCTTACCAAACTGCGCGGGTTTGTTAATGCTTTGACTGCCATGAGTAGAGAGCAGTTTGATGTAGCAGCGGATGAGTTTATGGATAGCAAATGGGCGCAACAAGTTGGGACAAGAGCTATTCGGGTTACTGAAATGATTAGGTCAGGAGAATATTTATGAGTAAGGGCGCAGGAGTAGGCGGAGGTCGATCCGTACCTTTTCGAGGAAGTCCTAACGTACCACCAGGATTTAGTAACTTTATGCGATCCGACTTTATGCAATCCGCAAGGCAACCGCTCGCGCAGGGTTTCGGGGCAGGAGTGCCTAATCGTGCCGATATGCAAAAAGCGCAGAGTGAGGCTTATTTTCAGAACCAAGGTAAGGCTGGTGAGGGCAGATTTGCAGCTCCTGGCAGGCCAGCGACTCCTCCCCCGCAGTTTATGGTGAATAATAACCCTCCACCTCCACCTCGTACCTCTTTTTTCCCTCCCCCGAGTTTTGGAAGAGGCGCTCCCGGTAATTTTGGCCCAATGCCATACCGCTCACCGGGGAGAAAAGGTGGTATGGGAGGTGGGATGATGCAGCCTCTGCCTCAAAATCTTGGCAGCCCAACAATGTATATGGGAATGGGTTCCTCTCCAAATTATGGTGTGCCCAGCAGCATGATGCCACCTCAGAGTTTTGGGTACGCAGGCTTCAATAATGGCGGATTGATTCGGTCTGGTATAGGCGGGTTCTTGGGCTAATGCCTCTGGCAAAAATACAGTTTGCTCCTGGAGTAAATAAAGAGGGCACTGAATACACAGCAGACTCAGGTTGGTTCGATTCCGATAAGATTAGGTTCCGACAAGGTAGAGTTGAGAAAATAGGTGGGTGGCAGAAACTAATACAGTCTGCTTTCCAAGGGATCGCCCGATCCATACACAACTGGTCATCCCTAGAATCAATCAAGTATATCGGTCTTGGCACCAACCTGAA